GCCTTCTCAATAACTGAAGAAGCAATTGAGGACAACTTGTATGACAGACTTGCTAGCAGATATACAAAAGCATTAGCTAGATCTATGGCAAACACAAAACAAGTTAAAGCAGTAGCTCCATTAATAAATGGTCTACCTTCTAACGATGCTTTCGATTCAGGAGACGGTGTTTCTTTATTTAACACTGCTCACCCAACAATCGCAGGTACTGTTAAAAATACTTTAACAACTCAAGCAGACTTAAATGAAACTTCGCTTGAACAATGTTTAATCGACATTGCTGCAATGACAGACGAAAGAGGTCTGAAAATTGCTGCAAGAGGCGTTAAAATGATTGTTCCTTCTGAACTTCAATTTACTGCAGAGAGATTGATGAAGTCTCAAGGTAGAGTTGGTACTGCTGACAATGATATAAACGCAATCGTTTCTATGGGAATGGTTCCTCAAGGTTACAGAGTGAACAATTTCTTAACAGATACTGATGCGTATTACATCATTACTGACGTACCTAATGGTATGAAATACTTCAACAGATCGCCAATTAAAACAGCGATGGAAGGAGATTTCGATACTGGTAACGTTAGATACAAAGCTAGAGAAAGATACTCATTTGGAGTTTCTGACTTTAGAGGTATCTTCGGCGTTGAAGGTGCGTAATACCTAAAATATTTTGGGGCAGAACACAATTCTGCCCCAATTTAAATATATAATGAAAGATACTCATGAAAACTTTTCGTATTAAAATCAGATCTAGAGGATACTTCTGCGACTTTACAATTGAATGTGAAGACAGCAGTGAAGCATTAGAAAATGCAATAGTTGACAAACTAGGAAAAAATGATATAGTATGGGAAGATTCGAAGTTTTACAGTTTAAGTAAAACTTGGTTGACTTATGAGGAGGTCAATGATGCAAACACACGTTCAATCCCTTTACAAACAGAAGAGGGGCTTAGAACTAGCGTGGGAGCAGCACTATAACGAAGAGGGTAGATACACTCTCGATATGGTAAGGATTGATAACAAAATAAGAGAAGTTATTAATCACATTAAAATGGCTGAAGCGAAACAAGCTAATTTAATGAATAAAATAGAAGATGCTGCACCAGAAGTTTCAGTAGCTACTTAATAAAAACGCTACTACATTGTTAGAAATCGCACTTCTACTATAAGATCCCTTGCACTTTTCACAAATATAAAGTATAAAATACTTACTATACATTAATTTTTAACGTAGACGAGTATAGTCGACGGCCAAGAGACTATGTTAAAATAACTTGGAGGATATAAAAATGGCACAAACTACATTCACAGGTCCAGTGGTATCTCTTAACGGATTTATCGGTGGAGCTAATGAAAATGGCAATGATACAGCACAAGGCGGAAAAGTTTCTTGGACTGTTGGCACAAACACTTCAACTGTAACTATCGCAACAGGACCAAGAGCTGGTGAAACTTTATCAGCTGTAGGTAATGACGGTGCAATGATTTATGTATCTAATGGATATTCAGGAGCTGCAACTTATGCTTTTTCTGATGGTTCTGATTGGAAACAAGTAATCACTGGTACTGATATTACAGCAAGTTAATAATTAAAAGGAGCTCCTTCGGGAGCTCTTAAAATATAACGGAGAAAAATTATGGCAGCTAAAGGCGATGTAAAAGCAGTTCAAATTACAGGAGCAGCTCAAGTATTTGCAGGTAGAACAAGATTAAGAGGAATTATTTTATCAGCAAATTCTACAACAGCAGTTGGATCTGTAACTTTACAAGATGAATCTGGAACTCAATTCGTAGCAGACGTTCCTCCAGGAGATGTATTTTCATTTAATCTTCCTGAAGATGGAATTTTGTTTAAAGGCGGAATGACTTGCAGTGCAATCACAAGTGCAAAAGCAACTGTATTGATAGATAAATAAGAGGTTAAAAAATGGCTACCTCTGGAACAGCAACCTTTGAATCAGGTTTTTATATTGATGATATAATTACTGAAGCCTATGAAAGATTAGGCCGATTTGATTATTCTGGTAATGATATAAAAACAGCAAGACGTTCTTTAAACATAATGTTTCAAGAATGGGGTAATAGAGGTCTTCATTTTTGGGAAGTAAAGAATAATTCCATTACATTAGTTTCAGGTCAATCTGCTTATACAATGTATCGTTCAACAGCAGATGGTACTTCAGATGCAACAGCAGTTTATGGTGTTGATGATGTATTAGAAGCTGTATACAGAAATTCATCTGGTGTTGATTTTCCATTAACAAAAATAAATAGATCAGCTTATCAAGGTCTATCTAATAAAACTCAATCAGGTGTACCTACACAATATTTCGTACAAAGATTTATAGATAGAATTACAATTACTTTATATTTAACTCCCGGAAGCACTGAAGCCGGAAACTTGCTTAACTATTATTATGTCAGCAGGATTCAGGATGCAGGAGCCTATGGTAATAATGCAGACGTTCCATATAGATTTGTACCTTGTATGGTATCTGGACTTGCATATTATTTATCACAAAAATTTAAACCAGAATTAGTACAACAAATGAAATTACTTTATGAAGATGAATTACAAAGAGCTTTAGAGGAGGATGGTTCTTCATCAAGTTCTTTCATAACTCCAAAGAATTATTATCCAAATGTCTAATTTATCAAAAGGAAAATACGCACAATTTATTTCTGATAGATCAGGTCAAGCATTTCCATATAAGGAAATGGTCATTGAATGGAATGGATCAAGAGTTCATATTTCTGAGTTTGAAGCAAAACATCCTCAATTAGAACCAAGACCAACTACAGCAGATGGACAAGGTTTAAGAAATGCTAGACCACAAATCTTTACTCAGGCATCAGGAGATGGTGGTTTTATGACTGTTGATTTGACTTTACCAGGAGACTTTGCATTTTTATCAAACAGTGGTATGATTCCTGATAATGGTTCTTCAATCAATAGAAAAAGAGAAGCACAAGCAAATTTAGGAGAGGTAACAATTAATATATCATAATGACTTACGCAGAATTAGTACAACAGATAAGAGATTACACAGAGGTTAGTTCTACTGTATTAACTGATACCATTGTTAATGGATTTATTAATAATGCAGAATTTAGAATTTTAAGAGATGTTGATTCGGATAATAATAGAAGATATGCAACAGCTTCATTAGTTGCATCACAAAGATTCATTGATACTCCAGACAACTTATTAGTTATTAGATCAGCTCAAATCATTGATGGTGGATCAGGTTCAACAAGAAACTTCTTAGAATATAGAGATACAAGCTTTATGTCTGAGTATAACTCAACAGGAGCTACAGGAGAGCCAAAATACTATAGTTTTTGGGATCAGGATACCATTGTTTTAGCTCCAACCCCTGACTCAACATATACCATTCAATTAAATTATATCTTGAAAGACCCAGGTTTATCGAGTACAAATACACAAACATATTTAAGTAAGTTTTTTCCCAACGGACTTTTATATGCGTGCTTAGTCGAAGCATTTAGTTTTTTAAAAGGGCCAAATGATCTCTTGCAATTATACGAAGGAAAGTATAAACAAGTGGTTGAAGGCTTCTCGATAGAACAAATGGGAAGACGTAGACGAGACGAATATCAAAGTGGTGTTCCTCGAGTCGGAGGAAAATAATATATAAGGAGATAAACTATGGCTATAACTCAGGCAATTGCGAACAGCTTCAAAAAACAACTTTTAGAAGGTGATCACAATTTTAAACAATCTGGTGGAGACGTGTTTAAATTAGCTCTTTATACCGCAGGTGCAACTTTAACTTCTGCTACAACCGTTTATACTACTTCTGGAGAAGTAGCTGCTTCTGGACAATATACAGCAGGTGGCGGTGCGTTAGTTAACGCTGGAACATCTATCACTGCTGGTGTAGCTAGAGTTGATTTTAATAACTTATCTTTTACTGGCGTAACGTTAACTGCAAGAGGTGCATTAATTTATAATACATCTGCTGCGGTAGCTAATTCAGCTGTTGCTGTATTAGACTTTGGTTCAGATAAAACTGCAACTTCTGGAACGTTTACTATTCAGTTTCCAGCACCAACATCAACAGCAGCGATTCTAAGAATCTCTGGTTAATTAGGAGGTAAACTCCTATGGCCGGATGGGGCAATAATACTTTTGGTTTTCTCAAATGGGGAACATTTGGTGATGAGTACGTTAATGTAACAAATCCAAATGATTCACTTTGGGGACAAGATTCTTACGGCTCAAGTTTTTGGAATGGCGGCGGAAATTTAAATGCTGACATTGGTCCAGTTTCAATTACAAGCGAAGTAAATGCAGGTTGGGGTTCTGATACCTGGGGTTATGAAACTTGGGGTATATCAGGTTTAAATGTTGAATTAACTGGAATAGGTTTATCTGTTTCATTATCTTCAGTAACTACTCAATCAGATGTAGATGATTTTACCGTAACGGGTCAACAAGCAACTGTTGTTGCT